AAAAAAATGGCAGCAGGAGCAGCATCAGTATCAGCCTGGAAAGACGATATGGACGGGAGGCGATAATAACAAATCGCCGTGGCCAACATTTGAGCAAATGCAGCAGAAATTTTTCGGCAGTGGGGTAAACAAGGAAGATGATATGTCCACGGAGAATAACGAAGATGAGAGTTATCTGCAAAAGATACTGAATCAGATAATACTCGGCAACGCTACCAAGGACGTGACGGCTTTAGGAACGGCGGCGCAGGTAGTGTTAGGATTATTAGAGTGGGATTTACCTGCGGACATCCGGGATTTAAACTATGATATAACTCATTGGCAGACGACGCCGGAGCATATCGGGCAGACCGCGCTGGACGCTATCGGTTTTATACCGATCATAGGCGACATCAAGTATGCGGACGAAATAGACACGTTGGCCAAGAACGCCGATAAAGCCACCGACGTTGCCAAAGAAGCGGACGAGGCAGCCAAGGGCGCGGGGAATGCGGGCACGGTAATAACTGAGATTAAGTATAAACCATCCTCTGGAGTAACCTTTAAAGCTAACCCGGATAAAACGACGACCATTTTGGGCAGTTACGAAAAGGATATGAAAAATGTTGTGAACGAAATGGGCAACGTGAAATCCACTGATTTTGGAGCAAGGGAAGGCGGATTCAACGTCCTTAATGTACCGGATGAATTATATGATCCGGATACTTTTTGGGATTTGTATAACAAGCCTTGGTTGGATGAAGCAATTAGTCGCGGTGATGATATAGTTTTAGCAACAAAGCCCGATGGAAATGTTCTCACGCGCATTGATTATTCAACAGGCAAAGAAGTACTTACTGGATTTGGGCAAGAGATCGACTATCTTACTAAAAAAGGCTATACTTATGATGCTATGACAAACACAATGAAGTTAAGGTAAGGAGGACTTGAAATGCAAGACTATGAAAAAATGGTACGTGAGTGCTATGACTTGTTAATAAAGAAATATAAATATCAATTTGCAAAATATGATGGTGACGAATTTTTTCTAATTGGTGGCGGATTTGCTCTCTATGTGTTTGTTGATCGTCGCGACAGAAGAGCCGATGTATGCTATGCGTCACTGGATTCCTTTGGAAACATTAAAACGCATACATTAATGCATATTCAAAAGCAAAGATACAAACAAGAGGATTTTGCTTTATATGGAAACCCAAAAGACATTGATGGGCGAATTAGATCCGATATGACTGTTGCAAGCGCAGGGCTACTAAATCGTTGCCAAGACATTCTATCAGGAGATACTAATTGGCTAACAAATTATCCGGATTCAGGAACTTATAGCCGACACATCGCCCGGTTTCTCGCACCGTATTTTCAACGGCAAGGGTACTATGTAAAGCCAACTGAAGATTGAGTTGGAGTACTCTCGTTCCTCTTATTTTCGCGACGCTGGGACGGCTGGGCATACAGAGAATTTGATGTAAATAATCGTATATCTGGGGTAGACAGAGATAACGAAAGATTTGTATTGGGGAGTGATGGTTCTGTTTACTATACTTCTGATCACTATGATATATTTATAAAATTCAATATTGAAGAACTTGTAAACGATGGAGATTTAATAGAAGTACCGGTTCAGAAACCATATGTTGGTTTCCAAGAGCAATGGTACAAATGCACGACATGTTCACAGGTTTGGAGATTAGTACATCCGGACTTTCCATTTAAAGGATTATGGAATATTGTAAAATAACAAATTAGGGGTAAGCAAGCAGACGGTTCAGTTGCTTGCTCCTTGCTTTCCTGTGAGGTAAGGCGGCTTTTGTGCTTGACTCAAAATCAAGTTATTCTATGCGAAGATGAGAGTAAATGAGAGATAAAGCTGTGGTATAATATTAGTGTAGAAAGCTGCCGGAGAGAGGGCGGCTTTTTTGTGTGGTGGAAGTAGATATTTAGCAGGCTGTTCGTTTGGGGGCGGGCTGTTTTTTTGGTTGCAGCGTAATAAGAAGGGAATAGAGGCAAGAGGAGTATGTTGGGAAAATCATGGTTATGTGAGGTTTTGGGTGTAGATGAAAAAGAATTAGAAAAGCATAAGCAGAAGCAGAAACCAGCGGGTGAAGTGGTGGAAAAGCTGCTGCCGAAGAAGCAAGATAAGACGAATAGCGGTGCGGGCGGCGCTTCAGCGGGGGGAGGTGCTAATGCAAACAAGAATGCGGTAACCATTAATAAACCGCCGTCGCCAATCAAAACTGCTGGTACGGCAGTAGCGGATGACCCGCTGGCTGCCTACAGTGAGGATCTGGCTAAACAGAAACAGGAAAAGGCGTTGCAAACGCTTTGGGGCATGACCGGGGCGGGTGATATCTGGGGGAACAAAGAGCCACCCAAAGTCGCCACAGCAGCGGAGACTCTTCGCCCGTGGGGGTTGGATAAAACGACTGGTCAAGCGGCGGCTGATGATGAGGCGGCGGATTACCAAAGGCTGGGCTCCGGCGCGCTTGTCTACACGGCGGACAAGGCTGATTCTGACCCGTTGGCATTGCTGAAGAGCAAATGGCAGCAGGAGCGGCAGCAGACCGGCGGCAGTGTTGTGACGGGTGATGGGGAGCTTCTCGACTGGGTGAATAACGACGGTTATCTGACGCTGCCGACATTTGGCGATACGCTGCAGTATTATAACGGCACGAACAAGGAAGGCGGCGCTTCCGCGGAGAATAATCCAGTTAAAAATTATTTGGGTAAGTCGTCTAATCAGTTTTGGCGCGGCAACTATACCGACGACGTAACAGCTTTAGGGACGGCGGCGCAGTTGGCGACAGGATTTTTCGATCTAGATTTACCTGCCGACATCAGGGATTTGACATATGATATTACCCATTGGCAGACGACGCCGGGGCATATTGGGCAGACCGTGCTGGACGCTGTCGGGCTGATACCTGTGATCGGCATGGTCAAGTATGGTGACGAACTAGGCACACTGGCCAAGAACGCCGACAAAGCCGCCGACGTTGCCAAAGGGGCAGAAGATGCTGCTGAGGGGGCGGGGAAGACACTAAAAATCTCTGACGAACAATTTGGTAAAAAAGTTGGTAAGCATGCAGAAGATTTTGGTTTGGATGTAAGTAACCCTAAAGACAGAAATTTTGTTTGGAATAGAACAAACGATATTTACTACAATCCAACAGAAATTCGTAAAGGTGTTTTCAGAGGTCAAGGAGAAGTGCTGCCTAACGGAGCAAATGCAACCGGTAAGGTTAAGTTCTATATTCAGGGAAACGATGTTGTTATGACCGATATGAATGGAAAATTTATCACTATTATGAAAGATGGTATAAATAACATTTATGTAAAGAAAGCAACGAAAATTTGGCCGTAAGAAAGGATTGATTATATGTTTTACGAAGACCCATATTTAGAATTTGTACACCAGCAGGCTTTGAAAATTGGGAAATATTTTATATTAGATTCCGGAGAAGGAAGGGATCTTGATGATCCAGCAACTGGCTGGTATGTTGAAGATCTCAGCGGGTGGTTAATTGATCCTCTGGATCATCAGAAATTTATCGCCGCGCGCAAAGCTGGAACTGCAGATAATGAATTTGCAGATTCATATGTTTTTGCAATATGGTCGAAAGATGCAGCTGGGAATCTAACAATTAATTTTAAACGTTATTAAGCCGATACTGAATTTTAAGACTTGGCAACGGTACCGACGACGTGACGGCGCGGGGGACGGCTGGGCAGGTCGCGGCAGGATTTTTCGGTTTGTGAAAGCAAATGAACCGTTCATATGCTTTCCCTCTAATAATATGACCTCCTTAATATTGAACAATTATAGATATTTGATTATAATTATTGTAATAAATGAGGAGGATTTAATATGTCAATAATTAGTGTTGTTTATGTTCCTGAAGGAATAGCAATGGCAGCAGATAGCAGATTAACAGGTGAAAGAAAAAATGGTAATGGAGGAGTTGATAGATTTACAATCAGTGATAATGCTCAAAAACTTTTTCTGTTTGAAAAAAACAAGATCGGGATTTCAAGTTGTGGAGATGCATTGATTAACGGAATGACAATTGCTGATTTTTTAAGAGTTTTTGAAATTGAAAAAATTGACAAAGATGATAATATAAATACGATTGCAAATAAGCTATGTGATTATCTCAATCCAACTTCTGTCTCAAATTCTACGGATTTTTTTGTGTGTGGTTATATTGGTGATCATGCCTACATTTATAGTGTTAATAAAGAGAAGGTCACTCTATTATTGGAGGGTATAAATTATGGTACCTATTGGGATGGTGAAAATGAAGCAATACAAAAGCTTATAAAGAAAAATGATGAGTTGAAATTTCCTAAGACTCCATTTGCATGGAATCTTATGCCATTAAAAGATGGTATAGATTTAGCGGAATTTATAATTGATCTTACTATCAAGTATCAACGATTTGAAGATAGGATAGCAACGTGCGGTGGAGATATTGATGTTTTAGTAATAACAAAAGATTACGCAAGATTTATTAAGCATAAAATTTTAAATCCGTAAGTAAAATATAATACATATTCTTAAAAAAATGTAGAGAGCCATATGGCTCTCTATTTAAATTATAGGAGGGATAAATAATGATTTGCGATAAATGCGGTGAAAAATTAGTTGTAAAAAGCAACCCAAAATATAATTCACATAACTACGAACATGAAGCTCATTTGATTTATGTATGTGAAAACTGTGATTCAAGTACAAAAACCACTCAAATGTCATTAAATATGAGAGACAATGAGAGATAAAGCTGTGGTATAGTATTAGTATAGAAAGCTGTCCGGGAGGGCGGCTTTTTTAGTGGGTTAGCAAGAAGTTAATAATCAAGCAGGCTGTCCAAAGGGGTAGGCTGCTTTTTTGTTTGCCATTGGGGCAGAGGAGTTACGAAAACAAAGCACACGGAGGAAAGAGAGGCTGAGGAGATGCCTGAAAGGGATGAGAAAAAGGCTGTGATTGGCCTTGAGGTAAAAGAAGAGATAAAGGCAGGCAAGCGGCGGGGCAGGAGGCCGAAGGCGGAAAAGATGGAGACCGGGGCAAATGCTGTGTCTGAGGCAGAGACTGGGGCAAAGGCAAGAGCAGAGGCAAAAGCAGATAAGGAAGCGGGGAAAGAAAAGGGCAGGGAAACGTCAAAAGCTGGCGGGGTGGAGATCAGCGACGAGCTGGTGGAGGCCGCACAATGGTATTTGCGGCTCAAAGAGACCAACAATGAGACGTTTTTGCCGCTGTTTGCTGATCAGCACCGTTATCTGGTCTTGGTCGGCGGCGGCGGTTCGGGCAAAAGCATTTTCGCGGGCCGGAAAGTATTAGAGCGGGTGACATCCGAGGCCGGTCACCGCTGGCTGGTCTGCCGCAAGGTGGCCAAGACGATGCGCGAAAGCTGTTTCCGCCAGCTTTGCGATCAGGCAGGCGAGTATTATCCGGGCACGCTGGCATCTATCAACCACACTGATATGGCGATCAGCTTCGCCAACGGCAGTCAGATACTCTTTGCCGGACTCGACGACGCGGAGAAGCTTAAATCCATCTATAATATTTCCGGCATCTGGGTCGAGGAGGCCAGCGAGCTGCTGGAATCCGATTTTAATCAGCTTGACATCCGCCTGCGCGGTGAGACTACCTATTATAAACAGATCATCGTCAGTTTTAACCCGGTCAGCATCATGCACTGGCTGAAAAAGCGTTTCTTTGACAGCGCCGACCCGCGGGCGCGCACCCATCACAGCACTTATCACGACAACCGTTTCCTCGACGAGGAGGCCAAGCGCACGCTGGAAGCTTTCAAGGACAGCGACGAGTATTACTATACCGTCTACTGCCTGGGGCAGTGGGGGGTTACCGGCAAGAGCGTTTTTGACGCGGCATCAATCAACAGGCGGCTGGCGGTGGGTGTGGAGCCTCTTGCTACCGGCTATTTTGCCTATGACAACGATGGGCTGCGGCTGAGCAATATCAACTGGGTCGACGACGCGGAGGGACTGATTCGCATTTACCGCCAGCCGCGGCAGGGTTACCCCTACGTGATCGGCGGCGACACGGCCGGCGACGGCTCGGACAGCTTTGTGGCGCAGGCCATCGACAATAGCGACGGCGGGCAGGCGGCGGTGCTGCGGCGCGGGCGGCTCGATGAGGATATTTACGCGCGGCAGGTTTATTGCCTCGGCGTCTACTATAACGAGGCGCTGGTCGGCATCGAGGCCAACTACTCCACCTACCCTGTCATGGAATTGGAGCGGCTGCGCTACCCGCGCCAGTATGTGCGCGAGACGATCGACGATTATACCCACGCGCCCAAGACTAGCTACGGATTCCTGACCACGCCGAAAACGCGTCCGGTGGTGATTGCGGGGCTGATCAAGGCTGTGCGGGAGGATATCGGCTTAATCAATGACCGGGACACATTACATGAGATGCTGACATTCGTGCGCAACGAGGATTTCCGCCCCGAAGCGGAGCTGGGAGCGCATGACGACTGCATCATGGCGTTGGCGATTGCCCACTATATCCGTCCGCAGCAAAGCTACAGCCCGCGGCTGCAGGCGGAGGCGGCGGTGGAGTGGACTAAGGACATGTGGGAGGATTACCGTAACGCGGGCAAGGAAGGCAAACAATATCTGATACAAAAATGGGGGAGGCCGAAAAAGTGAAAAGAAAACAGGATGTAAAGAAACTAAGACTATGGCAGCAGCGGCTGGCGGACAATCAGACCGCCTATCAGCAGCAAGCGGACAAAATGGGCAACCGTGAATCGCTGTATCAGGGCGTGCGCGAGCTGCGGGCGATTTTGCCAGAGCAGCAGACTCTTGAAAGCGGGCATATCCGCAATATCGTCGCCGAGCTGATCGAGGGGCAGGTGGACAGCAATATTCCCCAGCCGAAGGTCACGGCGCGGCGGCAGCAGGATGAGCTCAAGGCCAAGCTGATCGAGGACATGCTGAGGAACGAATTAGACCGCATTAACTTTGAGGAGATCAACGACCTGATGAGCCGCACAGTGCCGATTCAGGGCGGCGGCTTTTTGCTGGTGGAGTGGGACAACAGCAAGCGCACTCATAACACCATCGGCGAGGTCTGCGTCTCGGCGGTTCATCCCAAGCAGGTAGTACCGCAGGACGGCGTTTACAGCGGCATCGAAGATATGGACTACATCATATTGAAGCTGCCGCAGACCAAGGAGTACATCAGGCGGCGTTACGGCGTCGACGTGGACAGCGAGGGTGAGAGCGAGCCGGACGTCAAGAGCGCGGTGGAGAGCACTCCCGCCGACGATCTGGTGACGCAGTATATCGCCTACTACCGCAACGACAGCGGCGGCATCGGTCTGTATAGCTGGGTCAACGATACGCAGCTCGAAGACCTTGACGATTATCAGGCGCGGCGGCTGCGTAAATGTGCCAAGTGCGGCGCGACGGAGCCGCTGGACAGCGAGCCGATTGGTCTGCCGTCACTGGACGGCAGTTTACCGATAGCGGAGGATGACGGCGAAGAGGACGAGTATGGTGGTTTGGATTACGACCTGATTTACGGCGACGGTAAGAAAAAAAGCAAAAAGCCGCGCGGCAAGGGCGTTTGCCCCTACTGCGGCGCAGACAAGTGGGAGTTCAGCAACGACGATTACGAGCTGGTTTATCAGCCGATCAAACGCAGCGGCGACCTGCCGCCGATTCCCGGCGCGGAGATGGGCGAGGAGGAAAGCGGCGAATTCGACGAATCCGGTAAGCCGCAGGCGAAGCGGGAGTTGCAGCCGACCAAGATTCCTTATTACAAGCCCGACGTTTATCCGGTGATATTGCAGAAGAACGTTTCGCTATTCGGGCAGTTCCTCGGCGAGTCCGACGTCGACAAGATCGAGGACCAGCAGAATACCACTTCGACGCTGGAGCAGAAGATCATCGACAAGCTGCTGGCGGGCGGCAGTTATTTATCGCTGCCCGACGACTGTTCGATTGAAAAGACCGACGAGGACTTGAAAGTGATCCGCCCGGGCTCTGTGGCCAACGCTAATCTGATCCACGTTTTCGATATCCATTGCGATATTAATCAGGATTTGGGTTATCTCAACCATGTCTATGAGGAGGCGCGGCAGGAGATCGGCATCACCGACAGTTTTCAGGGGCGCAAAGATCCCACGGCTACCAGCGGGGTTGCCAAGGAGTTCTCGGCGCAGCAGAGCGCGGGGCGGCTGGAGAGCAAGCGCGTGATGAAGAAGGCGGCATTTGCCAGGCTGTTTGAGCTGATCTTCAAATTCAAGCTGGCCTACGCCGACGAGCCGCGGCCGGTGGTGTCGTCCGATAATCACGGCAACCCGCTTTATCAGGAATTTAACCGGTACGACTTTCTCGAGCAGGACGAGGCGGGTGAATGGTACTGGAACGACCAGTTTCTTTTCGGTTGCGATACGGCTGCGCCGCTGGCTAACAACCGCGCGGCGATGTGGCAGGAGGTCAATCAGTATTTCCGTTCCGGCGCTTTCGGCGACCCGAGCGACGTTAATACCATGATCTTGTTCTGGAGCAAGATGGAGCTGCTGCATTATCCGGGCGCAGCGGATACCAAGCGTTATTTGGAGGAGGAGCTGCAGCATCAACAGCAGCAGCAGATGCCGGGGCCGGGGCAGGCAGGGATGATGCCGGGACAGACGGGGCAGATGCCGAGACAGATGCCGGAACAAGGTCAGCCGGGACAGGCGTTGGCACAGATGATGGCGGCGAAACAGGGACAAGGACAACCCGGGCAAGGGCAGCAACCGCAGCAGGCACAAGGGCAGCAGGTACAAGGGCAGCAGGCACAGCCTCAATCGCAGGCGCAGGCATTGGCGCAGCAGATGGCAATGCGCGACGCAATGGCGGCGATGCAAGGGCAAGGGCAGCAGCCGCAGGCACAAGGGCAACCGCAGGTGTTAGCATTGTTACAAGCCTTGGCGGCACAGCAAGAACAAGAAAAAAAACAGGCGGATTCCAAAAAACAGGCGTTAGCGCAACAACTTGCTTTGCGTGATGCTTTAGCGGCGGTTGGCGCAAAATCCGATAAACAGCGCAAAAGATAGATAAATAATATGCCAGTATAATAGACGACAAAAAAACGATCAGCGGGCTGAGAAACAAGTGAGACCAGGCGACCTAGCTGGCTTTTACCTTACAGTAAAACCGCAGCTAATGCACTTGCTGCGCTGTTGCGCAGCTTCGCGACTTATTGGCATACGTTAGGGAAGAAGGGGACGGCCGCAACGACGGTCTAGCTGGCTTTTACCTTGCGATAAAACCACAGCTAATGCACTAGCTACGCTGCTGCGCAGCTTCGCGTCGTATAAAAGATACGTCGAGGAAGACGCGGGCAGCCGCAACACCGGCCTAGCTGGCTTTTACCTTACGGTAAAACCGCAGCTAATGCACTAGCTACGCGTCGTATCACGAAGTTTATCGACACGCTGATCATTCAGTTTCTTTAAGGAGGTGAGAAAGATATGACAACCGATTGCAAAAAAGATAATTACATTGGCCGGATCAAAAATTCCGGCGCCCAAAAGGTCGAGGCTCCGTTCCCATGCGAGCAGGCCAAAAAGGGCAAAGTCAAAACCGGCAAAGATTTAAGAACCGGTAAATAATCGCAGGCAGAGCGTAAAAATCCAGGGAGGTATAT